TAGGGAGGCCACGAGTGGTTCCCCCGTTACTAAGTATAGGAGTGCTAAAGCCGAACCAACCCTTACTTGAGTAGTCGTAAAGTCGCTGTGCAAGATTGTAGTCAGTATGGCCTTGATACGTTGAACCAAAGACCGATGCTCTTGCGAAGGCTTCTTGTGCATGTGTCTCATCCTCCCAGAAATATCTGTCCTTCAGGGTCTCAAGAGAGAAAGTGTTTAGGTCTTGCTCTCTGTCGTAGTCAATCTGGATACCTAAGTAGTCCTGTGTGCCTGTCTTATTTGTCACTAGGGTGCTCCAGCATATAACCAATCAAGCGTTCTTCATACCACCTAGCTTTGCGTAGGTCTTCCACAGGCTTACCTTTGTACCTAAACCGCCATTGATACTTGAGTGCATTACCACGTAGGTAACCAATGTACTCATCATGTGTGAGCATACCCTTGATAGCGTCTATACACTCCATGCCACCATTATTGTAGTGCTCTGGTTTGTGTACATTGTCATAGCTTTCAATCATACGTTTCTCAGCGGGTTCGCCGTACACAGGATGGTCATTAGGCTCATCATCAAGTGCGTCCATCCAAGCCCAATCTTTCTTTCTGTTTATTCTATCCCAATCTGCTGGGGTAGCGTTGTCAATACTCATCTTCTTCCTCACTCTCCTCTTGTTCTTCATCTACTTCTTCCTCAAAGAAAGCTAGACGGTTAATAAATTTATCTTCAAACCTGTCCAGTATTTCCTCAGACGTTATGTCCAAGGCTTCCATAAGGTCTTCAGCGTCATAGCGTTTAAGGATACGCTCTATTACTTCATCCATTGTTAGTGACATGATCTACATACTCATCAACTGTGTAAAACTCAAAGCCTTCCTTGTCGCACCACTGTCCCATCGTAATCTTAGAACCTTTGCGTACCTTCTTGTTGGGGTCAGACAGTACAAAGATTAACTTGATGGGTGCAATACTATCACGTACTGATGTGTACTTCTGAGTATCTCCTGTCCTAAAGAACCCTTTAGTCTCTATGTAGTCGCCTGTCTTCTTGTCCACAAAGTCTGGTTTGTACTTCCTGTGCATCACGTATGGTACATCATATGGCTCATAGAGGTATCTGTTTTTAGGTACAGACTGTGCAAACTTCTTCTCAAGCCCTGACCTGTAGATACTAGCCCTACGTAATCTCTTGGACTTTAGGCTCATTAGCCACCTCCGTTAAGTAACGTGGCCCTGTAGAGTATAGGAAGGTACGTAGGTCTGGGTAACAAGCATGTTTAAAGTGACAGTAAGAGCAGCCCATAGCCAGCTTCATGTTACCAGACTTGCCGTCTGGCACTGTCTTGTGACATAGCTCTGGTGGCTCCTTTTTCTGTACCATCTCCTTTACGTGTATGATACGCTCTGTAATGTCTTTACTTAGAACCTCGTAGACAGGCGCTTGGGTGTCCTCTAGGTCATACTTTAGGTAAGTTAGGTGGCCGTTGGCTTTGTCCATAGCCAGCCAGCCTACCTTTGTCTCACCCTCAGACTTAGCGTATCCTTTGATTTGATCTATGTACCCAAATGGGTCATCAAATGCAAGCGTAGCATCTTTGAACTTCTTGAAGCCATAGGTACTGGCAGACTTAACGTCAGTCACTACACCATCAATTTTACAGTCCATGCTACCTGAGATACCTTCCACTGTTGCCTGTGCTTGCTCATGTGTTACTGTGTGCCCAGCTAGGCGTACAAACAGTAGCAACATTTCCTCAATCAGATGCCCGTACATAAACTTAACAAGCGTATGTGGCTGCATCTTCTCCTTTGGCCCTACATTGTTGTAGTGGTTCCACAGGAATCTATCGGTCTTACCAATGTTGGACATGCGTAGCTTACGTGCATCAAAGCTACCACGGTTGGTAAACTCCTTACGCATAAGGTCTTTACATGCTTCACCAAAGTCATCTATAATCTTCTCAGCGTCCACTGACCTGTCAGGTGACTTAAACTTAACAAGATCGTATATGTCATCTATTAGTGTGTTAGTTGTCTTCATTGAAGTATCCATCTAGTATTTCTTTAGCTACTGGAGCAGCTATTACAAACCATTCATTCTTGTTACCGTGTGTTTTCCTTAGTAACTCATGTACCTCACTCTCTGCTTTACGCCTATCGTCAGTGTCATAAGCCTTTATCAAGATGTAGTCCCTGTATGGGCTACCTGTCTGGAATTGCTTTAGCCTGTCCTCTGCGTCCACTGCCATTCCTATCTTAACCCAGCTAGGGTAAGCAGGGCTGTACAGGATGTACACTTGTCCTTGCTTCGCAGTCTTATAGTTATCTAAGGACTCAAAGGCTGCATCACCAAAGGACTTGTAGTTTCCCGGTTTGTGTAAAGGGTGTTTGAAAGGTATATATTTACCATTGACATACATCCTTTGTTTGTTTCTCTTATTTCTACAAGTCTGACAAAGATACGCTTTTGATTTTTCATCGCTCTTTAGCCAGTTTACCCCTGACGCTAAACTTACACCACAATCAGTACACTCCTTAGTGAGTCTCTGCCCAACTACTTCCAACTTTGTACTCTCCTGTAAGCTTACAGTTGAGTCCCAGTTCAATTCCTGCTGCTTCCAAACAGGAGACTGCGAGTCTCCCGTACTTGTCTGCTTGGTCTTCTCTAACTTCTGCTTGTACTTCATCATGGATATTTCCTACAAAGTAATAATCTAACCCCCATAGTATAGCATACTCTTGTAACAAGCACAAGGCTTTTTTCATTACAATTGCACCTGCACTTTGGAGTAAAGTATTCAAGGCTGCGTGTTCTGACCTAATGTGTAGTTTCCTACCGTCTAAGCCACAGATGTAACCTTGGGCTGCTTCTGTTGTAGTTCCTGTTTTAAGAGTCGCGTATGCTGGGAGATTATGCATAAATCGTTTTCTAAGACGTTTACCAGCACTTGCGCCTCCTCCTGCCACCGTACCAAGTTTTTCATCTCCAGCGCCGTACAGGAGTGCGTAGATGAAAGTCTTTGCTGAATCTCTTGATTCAAGCCCCGCAAGGTGCTGGTTAGCAGTGTGGATGTCTCCGTTAATGACTTCATTAGTATAGTCCTCATCGTTCATATAGTGGGCCAACATACGTAGCTCTAAGCCACTAGCGTCAAACCCTACAAGTTTATAGCCGTCCCTAGCAACCCAACACTGTCGGCATTCTTTGCCATACGGTGAGTAGCCTGCTGGTACTTGAGCTAAGTTAGGTTTAGAGTGCGTCATCCTGCCAGTGACAGCACCATTGGTGTTGACATAGCCGTGTACTCTGTCTGTGTCTGGGTCAGCTTCATCTACCCATGACTGCACTTGTGCTACACGTTTCTGTAGCATCAGGTACTCAGCTATCAACGCTGCCTGTGGTATGTCCTTGACGGTAGACAGTACTGCTTCATCTACCATTGGCTGGCCTGTGGGTGTTAGCTTGCAAGGCTCCCATCCAAAGTCTTTTAGGTACTCGCCTATCTGCTGCCTAGACCCAAGGTTAAATGGCTTCAAGGCTCTACGCATAAAGGGTGACCTATCCCCTGACTGCTGTACCCTCTGGTACTCATCGTCAGTGAGTCCTACCTTAGACAGGCTGCCGTCCTTCTTGGTCCTTGGCACTACCTGTTTAACGTCCACCCACTTAGGTTTGAATACCTTATGTACTTCGTCCTCTACTACTAGCTTGCGCTCCTTCAAAGTAGCCAGTAAGTCCATAGCATGTCGTAAGTCCAGTAGCCATCCATTGCGTATTTGCTGCTGCATAATCCACTGTACTTCATGCTCAAGGTCAATAGACTCTTGCTTAAACTTACGTAGCTCTATCTTTAGCTTGTTGTATGCCTTCGCTGTCACACGGACATCTTGGGCACAGTAGTCCACCATTTCTCTTGACAGGCAGGACCAATCATCATGGTCGCCTTTGCCACCCCAGTTAGCTAACCTGTGACCTCCTTCACGTTGTGGATTGGCAAGCCTTGATAACACCAAGGTGTCCCTGACTCTACGCTTGTCCACTGTGATGCCCCATAGCTTGTCCAGCACTGGTAGGTCAAAGCCTATCAGGTTATGCCCTACTACTGGGAAGTCTCCTCCTGAGAGAGCCTGAGAGAGGCTGTCACGGTCATAGTGCTCCTGTATCTCGCCAGCCTGCATAGTCACTGCTACCCATATGGTATCAGGGTCAAGGCCATTGGTCTCTATGTCAAGGAACATGGGCTTATAGTTCATTGACTGCATCCTCCTTTGGCTTGCTAGTCTCTGACATTCTACCAGTAAAGTTATCGTACTTTAGGTAGCAACATGCCCCTGTCAAGCCTGAGTAACGATTCTTGAGTACACGCACTGTAGTAGTGTTACGCCTCTCAGGGTTATCGTCCTGTTGGTCACGTTCCAAGCCTATCACCATGTCGGATAGCTGAGCGATAGCCTGTGAGCCTCTTAGTTCACTTAGGCTAATCTGCCCACCGTCCTCATGTGCTTTGCCTTGGGTACGCTTTAGGTGTGACACAAGGAACAACCCTACGCCTAGCTCCTGCACCAAGGACCGTAGCTTGGTCATGATGGCATCAATAGCCTTGCGCTCATCAGCGTTGTCCTGTGCGGATACTACGATGGACAGGTGGTCTAGGATGATCCACTTGCAGTCCAGTGCCTTAGCCATGTACCTGACCCTAGCTAACAGGTTGTCCTCACTGGTGCTACCCCAATGGTCAAACAAGTAGTACCTGCCTGTGCCAAGGGTTTCCTCCCAGATAGGGAACACCATGTCAGTATCAAGGTCTTCCTCAAGGTGCAGTGGGCAGTCAGCGTGTACTGACATGATTCCCAGTGCTGTCCTTGCTACATCTTCCTCCAATGCTAGGATTCCAATGTTGTCCTCAGTAGCATTCAACAGGTAGTGCTCTAACTCCCGCACCATCTGACTTTTGCCCATGCCTGACCCTGACGTTATCGTCACTAGCTCATATGGTCTAAAGCCTTTGGTGTAGACATTCAATCCCTGCCAAGGGTACGGTATTGACTTAACCTTGATTTTGTTTGTCAAGGCTTCCCATGTGTCGCTACCCTGAATGATACCGTCAGGTTGATAGACCTTGGCATTCCACCATGCACTAGTAAAGTCTCTAACCTTGTTGGCTACTAACATCTCGTTAGCGTCCTTCAACGGTAGCTTGACTATCTTTAGCTTGCTTGGTGAGAACAAGTCTTTTATGTCATCTACGGCCTGTTGCCCTGCCTTGTCAGTGTCAAAGCAGACCACCACGTTATCGTAGCCTTCAAGAAAGTCTAGGTTCTCCTTTATCTCCTTAGCTGCTGATGATGCACCATTGCGCAAGGAAACTACATCCCACTTGCGCTCGAACATCTCAGACACGCTCAGAGCGTCTACCTCGCCCTCTGTGATGGTTATGTACTTACCCTTACCCTTGCAAGTCTGCTGACCAAATAGGCCCACATTGGTTGTCATGTCGCCTGTAACGTGAAAGTCTTTAGCCTTCACATGACGGACCTTGGTGGCTTTTATTTCGTCAGTGTCATTGCTGTAGTATGGGTATATGTGTTTTGCTATCTCACCGGCAGCATTGTACTCCACCATGACATTGTACTTTCTACAAGTCTCTTGGCTAAGTCTCCTGTCGGGGATAGCTGCTATGACCCCTGATGCTGTCATGTCTTCCAATGGCCTCCTTGGTTGGGGCTGTAGCGTAACTACATTGCCATTTGAGTATTCGTGATGATTACACCCTGCTGCAAAGCAATGCGCCGACCCGCTGCTATAGCGGGCCAGTGCATCCCTAGATCCGCACTTGGGGCACGGCTCATGCCTTACAAAGGGATCATCCTTTTGATGCTTATAGGTCTGCATCTATCCCACTGCTGTCTTCGGCTACCTCTACCACCCTGATAGCATTCAGGTAGGTTGGTGTACCGTGTACAGGGTGTGGAGTGCCTGTCTTGTAGCTAAGACGCACCACGGACCCTCGTGGTATGTTGCCGACGAAGGGTTGATCGTTAGCGTCAATCACCTTGACGTTAAACTTACTAGCAAACTTTCGTTGTTTGCTTCCTTCATAGTCTCGTAGCTTTACACCTTGCTCTGATAGCATTTGTGCATTCTCATCGTCCAAGGTAACAGTTAGGGTATACCGCCCTGTATCCTGTCCGTTATACACCTCTGTGCTGTCCAAGTGAGCAAACGCTGCTTTTCCACTTACTACTGCCATGTTATCTACCTCTAAAGTTTACTTAAATTACTAAAGAAAATTAAAGACATATCATTATGATTAACAATATGTTTACCTTTGTTCTCTTTAGAGTACCAGTATAGCATTATCTTCCCTCTGTCAACCTCCTCACCTCTTTTAGTTTGTTATACAATTCTTGGACATCATTGTCTTGCACTCTTTGGTCTGGGAATCTAGCCTTAAGAGACTCCACATTGCAAGGATGGCACAAGTCTTGCTTGTCTGTGTCCTCCATAAGCGCATTACATGCCTTGCAGCGCATGTCAGTGTACCTCCTGTGACTCATTACCTACTAATTGCGCGTATAAGCCCTCTAATTCGTCCGTAGAGCGACTTTCTAGGTCATCATGTAGGTATGCACTACACATGGCTAACATCTCGCTAACGGCCATTACGTTGAGCCTATACTCGCCCAGTGTATTTACAATCATATCTCGCCTATCTTGCTCAGGGTCCGGCTCGTGGTCATCTGTTATGTCATCTTCCCAATATGTTGTGCTCATTTGGTAACCTCAGTTAGCCCGTGCCAATCATTAATCTTTAAACCTGATAGCTTCCTGTCATGTGGTATGTACCATGATCGCAAGCCAATATGCAGGCCAGTGTAGCAGCGGCCTCT